ACTCCAGGCGTTCGATTTCGTCGGCAAAGTTTTCAGCTTCTTTGGCTGCGTCTTTCATTGCTTTGCCAGCGCCTTTGGATGCATCGCCAAGGCCATCAACCGAAACATTCAAAGTTCTAGTTGAATCTGTGGCTGCCTTGTTAGAAGCAATCAACTCAGATGCGCTTCCTGTGACGGCGTTAGCAGCTACTTTTCTGTCTCTAATAGATTGCGCAAGAGCGTCCTCGGCTGCTGCAAGTTTTAGCGTTTGCTTTTCAATCTGGCTTGTAATGGCCTGTGTCGCTGAACGACTAGACCTTGGGTCAAGGCCTGTAGTCACACCAACCTGATCCAACATGGCACGTCGTTTAGCCAATTCACCCTTCGCGGCTTCAAACGCAGAAGCTGCAAGCTTGTAATTGTCATTTGCCAAAGCAATGGCAGCAGCCCCAGCCGATGGTGCAGATGTCATGTAAAACTCGTCAAGCTGGCCTAGTAGCGCAGATGTTCCTGCCGCTGCGTCATAAGAAGCCTGTTTGCCATCATCTGCGCCGTTACTCCAAACCAGCCAAGCTGAAGCGCTGGCCCCAAGTATCCCGACAACCAACCCTATAGGCCCGCCCAGAGCGATTAGGGCCGCGCGTGCAACAGTTAGGGCGGTAGTAAACACCCCAGTTGCTATAGATGCGGCGGACATGCCTGCTACGTAGGTTGCAAGCGCTATCACCGCAGCAGGGATTTGCGTCGCGGCAAGCCCTGCGAGAACCACCGCCAAGCCCTTCATCACAGCGATCAATACATCTCCGCTTTCTGAAATTGCTATAATGCCACTGGCGATTGCACTGCTTACCCCAAGCATTGCATCCATCTTTCCGGCTGCGATTATAAAGCTGTCACCCATAACTGTGATTGCCTGACCGATTGTCGGAACGGTATTTGCGAATGCGACCTCAAGCGCGGCTGACTGCGAAATGATCGCGTCAAAGAACTGTTTACTGGATATTTCGCCAGCGATGACCATGTTTCGCAATTTGCCAACAGATCCAGCAGCGCCTTCAATGGCATTCGCCGCAGCCTGCGCAATCGGGAAAGCGCCCTCTAGGATGCTGTTAAATTCTTCAGCCCTAACTGTGCCGCCAGACATGGCTTGTGACAGTTGCAACAACGCACCAGATGCGGATGCGGCTGATCCGCCAGTCTGCGCCAATGCTAGGCTTACGTTTTCGGTGAACCGCAACACTTCTTTTGAAGATGCGCCCAAGTCCTTTCCCGCGATGCTAACGCGCTGGTAAAGCTGCGCCGTGGCCTCAAGAGGTGCGCGGGTCCGCTTGGCAACGTCTGCAATTTTATCCAATGCCGCGACCGATTGATCTGCCGTCATGCCCAAAGCACGAAGGCTGTTTGTCATTTTTACATAAACTTGCGACGCAGCGAGTGCGCGTGACGCCGTGGTAATCGCCGCTGTGACAGAAACTAACCCGATTGCCATTCGCTTGGCAGACATTCCAACGCTGTCAAAACCCTTGTTGATGTTGGTTGTTGATTTGCCAACTGCCTTCTCTGTCTGAGCGCCTGTAGTTTTCAGGGATTTCAGGTCAGATTCAGCCTTCTTTAGCCCCTCAGTTTTGGCAGATAAAACAAGTTCTGCAAATTCAGCCATTGGGTATTCCTTGCGGTTCAATGGCCCCGCGCCTAACTTAAGTGCGAACCATTGGAGGATTTTATGGAAAAGGTTTTTGGCCCGTTGGGCGTGTTGGCGCTAGTATTGGGTGGCGTCCAAGCGCTGCAATATTTGGAAGGTAAACAGATGCAGGACGCCATTTACGGCGCAAGCCTGATTGGCTCAGGTCTGTCTCTGCTCGCCGTGTTTGAGATAATAAGGGTTCTCAAGCAGATCAGGGACGGGGTGAAACCGGACTAATCCTGATCCACAGGCGCAATCGCCAGCGGGTTAGTGCCAGCTTCACGCGCCCGATAGTAGCCTTTGCACATATCGGACAGGATTGCCGTGTCGTCGCTGTCTAGGGCCTTGGCTGTGGCATACGGCAATAGAATATCCCAGTCCGTCGGACCTTCGCCCATGCCGTTGCTGCGCGTCGGACCAAGGTCAAAGAAAAACCCAATGAGATATTCGCTTGGGTGCAGTTCGGGCAGGCCGAAGTCTGTTTCTCCGGCTTCTGCCCATTGATCCATGCGGGTTTGCTTTTGGTCCTTTGCCGTGGCGTGTAAGAATCCAACCTGCCGCGCATAAAGGATTAGCCCTTCCGCCCGTTTCCCAAGCGATTAGCTTGCTTGCCTGCAAAGTCGCTTACTTGCTTTGCAAACGGGTTGTTTGACATTTCAAACTGCGGGGTGCCGTCTTTGTCCAGTACGGTTTCGCCGTTCTTGTCCGTCTTGACGCCCATTTCAGGGAACGTCAGGTCAAGGAACCATTCGGCGTCATCGGCTGTCGCTGGCTTGTCACCCTTGTTGACGTTTTCAAAGCCAACGATGAAAGGTGCCGCGCCTTCGCAAAGCTGCATATGCACATCTTCCATCACTCGCGCTTCGTCGTCGTCTGCGTTATCGCCCTTGGCCTTTTTGGATGCCATAGCCGCCTTTTGCTTTGCCCGCATCTTAGCCTGCATAGAACGCGACGCCGTACCGCGCACGATGACACGACAAGGCTTGTCACCGTCCATCACAGGCTCACCTGACCACGGATCAACAATCTGCATAGGCGTTCCGGTTTCGGCAGCTTCACGGCTGTTGTAGTTGGCGTTAAAATCCATTTTGATATCCTTGGGGTTCGGTTCAATGTGGGAGGCAGCAGCGAACCACTCCGCCGCCCCCCGATTACCCGCCGAAGCGGATTAGGCTGGCTCTGCGTCTTTGACGGTCAGGGCGTTCTGCTTGAAATTATAAACAGCGCCTTCGTATGAACTGTCGGTGGCTTGGTTCTCTTGGTAGCTGTGAACATAGCCCGCTGCGTATTCCACCGGATCGCCGGACACCAATGCTTGAGCCGCGCCGGAACCTGTGCCGATCTTGATTGCGCAAGCGCCGCTTGGCCCGTCGCACAGCGTCTTGAATGCAGCTTGGCCTGTTGCCAGTGCGCTGCCGTCGATGCGGAACGAGCCTTGGCTGTCAACGCCGGAAGCCGCGCCCTTGGTCCCCTTAGTGAAACCTGATTTCAGGTCTGGAATGTCGATGTTATTGTTGGTCACACCGAATTGCGGGAGTGTTTCGGGGAACTCCAATTCAACCCACGTCAGCGCCTCGAAGCCTGCTGCGTCGTTAGTCGCGGGGAGTGTGGTAGAGTAGTAAATGCTCTTACCGATTTGGTTACGTGTCGCCATGATATTTGCCCTTTCATTTGGCAAAGCGGACAGGCCCGCCAAAGCGGAGTGTTGCTGTCCAAAGTTGAAGTGAAGTGCCTACCGTTCGCCCCGTGGGGCAGCCCGCAGGCGGGGCAATTTAGTCGGCGTCAACCCATCCGATGGCCCGCCATGCAGCGGCGTCTTTTTGCAACGGCTTTGCGATAGCGCCGATAGCGCCGTTGCCCGCTCTGGTATTTTTCAGGGTGACGCGCTTGGACAGCGGCGCAATCTTGGGGGTTTTGGTCGTGTCTTGGTCCGCCGGAGCGGTTTTCTTTCGTGCCATAATGGCCTCCTTATGATGCGCTGTAGGGGATCTTCACTGGCGTTCTCCAGTGCGGGCCGTCGGGGTAGCCCTTCTGAACCTCGGGGTGGCTTGAGATAGTTACGCTACCGCCGGGGATCGCAAAGCGGCCTTCGGTTTTCCCATACGGGAATAACGCTTTTATCGAATTTCCGATCCGGCGACCTTCGGTTGCAAACCCGTTTGGCTTTGTCATCACATGGATCATAGCAAACCCAATTTGAATTTCGCCGCTACCATCAAGCGTACTGTCCGACGATCCCACTGGAACCATCTCAAAATACAGAAAAGGATGCGGCCCACCGGCAGGAAAGTCCTTGCCCTCCCATGCAACCACAAGAGACGGATCAAGCGTAACCAGCCTTTCCCCCAGTGCGGTTGCAATATCATCTAAGTCAATCATCTGCGCACTTCCGATGCTCTACGCTTCACGTGATCGGGGAATTTCGCGGCGTTGACCGAAACGAAAAATCTCCCTGGCACGGCATAAGTCCGGCCCAAGCTGTCTGTCCCGGTAAACCCGTATTCGATCCGGCGGGCGTAAGGCACAGTCCAGGCAAACTCCATCGTGTCGCCTATTTCCATACCCTGAATTTTTACGCTGACGTCAGCGCCTTCTGCGCCATCGACGGTCAGGCTCTTTAGAAGATCCGAACTATCAACCGGAATTTTGCCTTCGACAAAGCTGGTAGCGCCCTGCCCAAAGCCGACTTGCGTTGTTTGCGCTCCAACCAGAACATCGCTGATAGATTGCCGCATGGTGTATTCGATTGCTTCGACGGTCAGATCGGCGATGTCCGCAAGTTGGGCGGTGAAGGTTTTTCTGGTCATGTCGATACTCCAACGCCAGAGACCCCGCTTAACGGGGCCTTTGGGTCAATGATGTGGGTGGTTAGGTTCTGCCGTGGTTTTCGTGGTAACCGAATTCTTTTTCAGCTTTATGTCTGGCTAAAACAGCGTCAGCCTTAACTGCAAATGTACCCAGATGAACTCTTGTTTTCTTGCCGTTAATTTCGGCCACCCACTTGCCGTTGTTCTTCCTGTGGACACCAGGGCAACCGCTAGAGTTATCCACTCTAGATGGCATGTTTCTAAGGTTCTCGGCGCGGGAGATAGCCCGAAGGTTTATTAACCGATTGTCTGACTTGTTACCGTTGATGTGGTCAACCTCGTCGTCAGGCCACTCACTATTGCTCATTGCTAGAATTATGCGGTGTGCGCTATACAACCTGCCAAGAATCCCACCGTGCAAATATCCCCTGCCTTTTTCTGTGCAAAAAGCTTCTTTTCCAGCAAATCTAGCGTTCCAAGACGCACACAACCATGCCGCGCTGCGTGTTTTATTAGTAAACCATTCTGGGCCTCGCTCCCGCCAGAACAGCTTTCCTGTATCTGGTTCGTAGCGAAGCAGTTGACGCAATATGGTTGGGCAAGGTAAGGCTTTTTTAGCCATGACGATCTCCTTCAGTGAGTCGTTAGGGTTAGGGCCAGCCGGTGTTTCCGCACCGCGTCTGGCCCGTTTATCTTACTGATATTTCGACAAGAATCAACTGTTTGGACGCCGATACTGCGGAATAAACACGGTTGTACACCTACATCCCAACCTCTCATCAGCGGGCGCGTCAGGGTCGTGCGCGTATCGGATCGTCAAGCCACCACCCAAAGGGAAGACCTCATTCAGACCAACCTCGACGCCATCTAATGCGCGGTGATCATGGCGCGGGTCTTTCGCTGAGTTGTGATCCCACCGCTTTGTGATACTCTCGACTTTCCCACCGTCCATGAGTTGTTGGTATGCCTCATTGCGTCCTTGGGCTTGTGCTGTAAACGCCTCGTTCTTGGCAATCGTCTGGCCCCGTGCTTTCAACAACCGCGCATCGTGGGCCTTGGCAATCCGCTCCGCCGTTGTCTTGTCCAGCGCCCTGCCCTCTGCAATCGCCGTGCGCACTTGCTTATCAAAGCGCCGATCTGTGGACGTGTAGCGCGGCACCTGCTTGCCCTTCACCGTCTTGAAATAGTCCGCAATCTGCTCAGGGTCGTTGAGAATTTCACGCACCCGCGTTGATCTTTGCGCCCTTGGGCCGTCCAGCCCCAATATCCCGCCCTCACGAACGCCTGTGCGCGGGTTTATAACGCCAGCAAGCCGTCTTGCGGTCACTTGCGCCCCAACGCTCTCTTTCTGCCCCTGTAGGATCACTGCGCGGATCGGCTCGACACCGGGACTGCCGATCTCTGTGACCAGCCTTGCGCCTGTCTCTGCGATGATCTGCTGCGCGCGGACGTGATCCCCATTGAACCCGAACGCGCCCTGTATGCCCTTTGGTAAGGTGACTGACGTTCCGCCTGCGATTAGGACCGTCCGAACCGCATCTTTCAGTGGGAACATCAACGCTTGATTGAGGCGCATAAGCTGCTCAATCCGGTTCCAGTCGCCGATCTCTGCCAGCCTGACCAGTTCGGCAAAGTCCAGCGCCGCATGTGCGTTGCTCACCACCTCAAGAAATGCCTCTCGGATCAGCGGGTCGTGCTTGGCAATCAGTTCGCGGATAATGCGCTGTTGCTGGCGTGTCAGGCGGGTTGGTCGGGCCATTTTAGGCGGCTAGGAAGTTTGGCAGATCGACCGTCTGACCAGCCATTGCGTGCGTGCAGTCACCTAAGAAACGAATGCGCCCATCGGTCACGAACGAGTGGCACACAAGCGGCTTCGGGGTAACCTTGCCGCCGCCCATAATGACCGCATGTTCCTCATCTGTGATCGGCACCGTTCCCTTGACCAGCACAGAGGGCGAGAACGTGGGCTTGTCGCCGTTGCCGTTGAATGTCCACCCGCGAGACCCATCAACGGTGACGTGGTGCGCCTGATTGCATCCGGGGCATTTGAATGCAACCTTGCCGCCATCAAGTGTGCGCAGCTTTGATCCAAGAGCGGCCATAGGT